ATTTCATCGTCATTCATTAGTCTAACTTCTCCATCTTCAATCTTGATTCTTGAACCTGCATATTTACCAAAGACAACAAAATCTTTTTCCTTGCACCAAGGTCCATTAGGAAATCTATCTTTGTCTTTATAGGCATCAGGTCCAACTTTTAAAACTAAACCGATGCTACTAGCTACTTGCGATTCTTCGAGAGATTGATCTGTGAGAATTATACCACCTTTGGTTTTCTCTTTTCTTTTATAGGGAAGAACTAAAATTCTCCACCCTGTGGGTTTCGGAAGTTTCTCAATTATCGAGTCCTTCATCGTCATGCTCCATTCTTTTTAGCAACGAATTAATTTCATTTAAGATTTCGTTGTAAGCATGGTATTTACCTACCATGTGTTTATACTCTTCCCAATCTTTAACACCTGAGGTTAGGTATAAACTAATGTCATTTTGCCTAACTTTCAAGATCTTTCTAAGATGATCTGCTACTTTAATTACATCCATTGTGCTGTTGCCACAATTTTTGCAAGAGATTCACATCTCTTTTTTGTTTGTTTATGCCATCTTGAATCTTTCATGTGCATCGCTGCCATTTTTCCATCTTTCTCTTTTAAGCTAGCCCACATGTTACGAAATTGTTTGACACCTGTTGTTCCTAATTGAAAAACCATTTCGACCAAAACTTCCTGCACAACCTGAGGCAATAACTTATGATCACCAATTTTCTTTTCAATAAGTTCATCAGCACCGGCGGCAGCTCTATTCAAATCAATATCAAATAACTCATCCGCTTCTTCTTGTGTAATTTTAACTCCTTTTTGAAATCGTTTTCTTTCATGAGCTTTTACTAAATGGCCAATACCCACAGTGAGTTTTCCTAGGCTGTCCTCATAAGGTTCTAAAACACAACCCTCATGAATGCGAATTCTTTCACGCAATGAATCTGTAATTTTAATCATTATATTCCCCAATTCTTTTTATCTTCGTGTTCGTCTTGTTGTGGTTTATCTAAACCTAGCAGTTTTCTTAGCAATATTTTTAGGTTGTTTAACAAATTGTTTTCCTTTCTTGTTACCTTTTGCTTTCGCTCTGTTTGTTGCAGCTTTTTCTCCTGAAGAAAGTGAATTCCAGGCTGCGTCAGGAAGATACCTTCTTTTTCCCTTAGAGGGTTTACCAGATGAGGTACGCCATTTCTGTTTACCCCAGTCCTTTAAACTTTGTTGTGGTTTTTTGAGAGGCATTAGTTTCGATAACCGCCTCCTTTTTTCTTATATTCAGAAGCAAGTAATTGAGCTTTACGAGCACTCCATTGTCCTGGCTTGCCTCCTTTACTCCCTGCTTTAATTTTATTAAATAAACTTTTTCTCATGGAAGGTTTTGTATAATTACCTGCTTTATTAACAGTAGATTTCTTTTTGGTCATCTTCCTTGTCCTCGATATTTTTTAAAATTTCTTCGTTTATGTTTGTTCATGGTTGCCGTACTAATTCTTCCATCACCTATTGTAGTCTTTTTGACTACATGTTCAATAGCACTACCGCTTGTTTGCTTCTTCATATCTCTTTAAACATTCTAAGCATTCACAAACAGCACACTCACAATTACAAGTAGTTTCTGCATGACAAATACAATCACACTTACGACATTTATCTAACATTTTATTTTTGTTTGGGCAGTCGTTATCACAATCACATCCCTGGCACATTATTTGGTAATTTTCTTATGTTTCTCAAAAGTTCTCAAGCCAGCCATTCCAAGCAAAGCCATGACTAAAGGCATTAATTGTTCCATGTTCATTTGAGGTAGTGGACCTACTTCAATTTGAAATACTCCTAAAAAGAACACGATAAAAGGTTTAAGGACAAATTCGAAAAATATGGCCAGTGCTGCACTAAATCCAATGAGGGGCCTCCAAGAACGTTGCAGTAGACCTGAAATATCGGTAGCTGTAGACTGAGCATCCGCTAAATTAATATCCATTTGTTTAGAGTTAATTTCATTTTCAAGTTCTTGTAGTTTAATTCTGATTTGACCTTTTTCTTCTTCGGATGTGTGAACACTGTCGATCACTTTACCAACAGTGTCCACTAAAGATCCGCCTAAAATTTTAGATAACATTAATTAGATGTATTGAGCGATGATCCAGCCAATAGCAATACCTATTACAAGCCACTTCTTTTTGGGATGATCATTCCATAATTGTTTGATTTTATCCATTAGAATACTCCTTTGAATTTGGTACCACGAATCGCAGCACCGGTTCCTCTCATACCTTGAGAGTTAGGTCCCTTTTTAGGGGGAACTGTTCGTGTGAGTCTTTTCCCTTCGACTGACCCACCTTTTTTAAATTTTTTAATCATGCCACCGTTTTTAGCTTCAACAACTTCTTTTTTACTTTTTTTAGACTCTTCTCTAGTCTTATCTCTGATCTCACGATTACCTTCTTCGTATATGCGTCTTTGAGAATCTTCAATCTCTTGAATTCGCTCCATCAGTTTTTCTTCTTTGGAAGCGTCCTCTTTGATCTCTTCCTTGAGTCTTTTAATTTCCTTCTTGGCTTCTTCTTTGGATAGTTGTTGAACAGCCATTAAAATACTCCTTTAAAACCTTTTCCGCTAATCGCAGCTCCTGTCCCACGAACCATGCCACCGTTAGCTTTTTTCTTTGGTTCCATCTCTTTAGCCATCTTCATTTCCTTTTCAGTAGCTGGACGTAAGCCAATCTCTAAAACCATACCGCCATCTTTTTTCTTCACAGCTCCACCTTTTTTCATGTAGCCCATTTTGTTTCTTACACCCGTTGGTAATTTTGCTAGACCTGGGTTTTTCTTTTTATCAATTGGTTTTAGTGGCATCGTAATCTCCTAGTGTACTGTTTTGTTATATACGGGAATAACCTCGTATTTGTAATTTGCTAGTAACTTTAACAAATCTTGTGTTTGTTTCAACCCTATTTCACGGTTCATGGCCCACTGACCAGCGGCTAGATAAGAACTCGCAATGGCTAATGGATCAACGCCTTGGGAAACATAAAGAGAAAATAACATTTTAAATTCATAAGTAAGGGAATCAACAGCTTGTCTATCAATCTCTTCAAGAGGATTATTTTTTTCTTTTTTTGACATTCGATTTACCTGCCTTTTGTAGAGCAATCGCAATTGCTTGTTTCTGAGGTTTACCTTCTTTCCTCAGTTTAGATATATTAGCACTAACAGTGGCTTTACTACTACCTTTTTTTAGAGGCATTGAGTCTCTCCATTTGAACGGCAGTTCGTTGATTTTGAATTCGTTGTTGTTGTGCTAGTTTGGCAGAATCAATTGATTTTTTATAACTTAATTTTTCTTCTTCTAATTTATGTTGAGCTAAATCATCAGCTGCATCGACATTAATTTTTTGTTGCTCAAGATCTAACTCTTTTAACTTTAAATCAACTAAAGGATCGGGACCATTTCCTAAGGGTAATACTTCTTGTTCTTCAGCGACCATGTCGTCTGTAATTGCTGCAATCTTCACCGCTACTTGTTTTTCAATTTGTGCTTGGAACTGTTGTTGTAGTTCGGGTGGAACTTGTCCTCCAAACTTTGCAGCTTCTTGTTGTAGAACAGGTTGTAATTCCATCATCACTTCATTTCGTGCTTGTGCAGAAACGTGTTCAATAACGTGTGCTTGAAGTACAGTTAAAACTTGTGGGTTATTTCTGACCAAATAAGAACTCATAAAGGCACGGTGGGCTTCCATGTGAGCAATATGATCTTGATCGGGGAACACGGTCAATTGTCCTAGCATCAATGATTGTGAGTTCTCGACACCAGGATCCATCGGTTGAGGTCCTGCGGGTGGAGGTAAAATATTTTCAATTTGTTGAACACCTAATGCTTGATACATTCTGCGATACGCTTCATATAAATTATGAATCTGAGGATTGCTTTGAGCTAATTGTAATTGAGTTTGTGCCAACATAATTCTCTGAGACATCGAAAAGATATTCGGATCGGAAACAGGAATAACATCAACTCTGTCATCAAAGTCGGTTGTCTTAATCGCACGATCACCACCCGCAACTTCATACGGATATTCTCCTGGCAAAGCGGTAGCAAATAATCTGGCGAGTAATTGAAATTCTTCTTTTTGTGCATAGTGACATCTTTTGTGAATACCACTCATCACTTTGGAACCTTGTTCTAAAAGTGCCATGGTGGTACCAACAGGATTAGCCTGTGAACC